ATATACTTATTACTTACTTACCTATTACACGGGGCCTTTTACTACTACTACTACTACTACGGCCTTTTCCGTAGTAGTAGTCAACTTTTCTTGATTTAATTCGTGATTCGCTCAAGTTTACTTGATTCACTGAGAAATCTCGTCCACCTCCCTGCCTGATCAAAAGGGAGGTGTCGGTGTCGCCGACACCTTAGATACGAAAATGAAAAAAGGTGTTAAGGGCTTACCTCGGTCTCGGAGGCTTGCCCGCCAAATGGACGAAAAGCTTCCGACGGGCCGGTCTTTCGGGGACCTCGAAAAGAGGGTCCTGCCTTAGATGGGCAACGAGCCGCTTCCGCTGCTGTTTTGATAGCTTCCCGTCGCCGAACTCGAAGCTCGCGAGCTCGATTGGCCGGTTCCCGTTTCGAGTCAGCTCGTGAAGGAGCTCGGCTTTCCTATCCTCTGTCGCCCGGCCCGGAGCCTCCCTCCTATCCATCAGGGAGAGAAGCCCCTCGCGCATCCCGGCCACCCGCTTGCGAAGCATCCGGAGCTCCGCCTCAAGTGTCGCGATGCGCTCATCCTTCTGGCGGATCTCTTCGCGAAGCTCCGCCTCGATCCGGTCGACCCGATTGAGTAGCGCGATGTGATCAAAAGCAATCTCTTTAGGCCCTTCGGGACAGTCCGAAAGGCTTAAATCCTTGTCAGGCTTCTTTAGCATGCGGATCCACTCCGTAGACAGGCTTAAATGCTCCATAATCCGTTTTAGGTCGTCGGGACGTCTCCAGCGCCCCGACGTTGGCCTCTTTTCGCGTCATCTCTTCTTTGCCTCCATCGTCGCGACGAGGCGACCGAGCTTCGCCAGATCTTCATACTCCTCAAAAAATCTGTTAATCTCCTCATCGTTGTAGCCGAGGCGTTCCAGCCTCACGGCGAGGTCGTCCTGAGCCCGCGCGTAGCGGTCCACGGCATCGCTATAGGCCTGAAGCCCGGCCCGGACGAGCCCTACCACAATGCACGATTTTGCTACGCCGTGCTCGACCGCCAGGACCTCGACCTCTCCCCTCAAGTCGGGGGGCAGCTGCACCGCCGTCGTTACGTACGGCTTGGTTACCATGTTCGGAAACCACCGAGGACGGGCGTGTATTTGTTCCATGGTCAAAGCTAGGATCTCACTGGTAATAAAACTGCCTGTTTCGGCTCCGTTTCGTGAGCTCGCCAAAAAGCAAACCCTTTTATTGGTGGAGCACGTATTCACGGGGTGAAAGCGTTCGGCTCTTCGATCCGTTCGTTTTTCACGCAAACTTCGTCATTAAAACGGGCCGATTTGTTGGGACACGGCTTCGGCCCGCGCACCCCATATCGCGATGGTCAACACCTTCTCCCAGGAGAACGACCTCCTGTGACGGCATAACCCCGGCGGTTCCTGTCCTTTCCGCCGGGATTCCCCATTTACTTTTTCATGAAGTCGGCCCGACTTCACCCGCCGCCAATCCTTCCGGAAGTCGGGGCTATCTTCCAAGGGGCCTAGCCCCCCTCCGTTGGAAACCCCCGTATTCCATAGACTCAGTGAATACACCTACCTCGTCGCGTACACCCATACTTAACGGGCTGGAAAAGGCGTCATCATGGTAGGGGGCTCGACTGGTGGCGGTTTACGCATATCGATTTTCGAGGGGAACTTCAGAAAAGAGAGGAGAGGGCTTTATAAGCCCTCAAACTCCAGATCGGGGCAATATCGCCGAGCCACCTCTAAAAGATTATTGTAGTCCCCGGCCGTCGCCTCGGCCACGAACGCCGACACGTCCTCGGCTCGCCTACTCCACCACCTCGCCATCTTCGGAGAGGTCGAAGCCGAGCCCCTCCAGCCAGCCCTTGAAGTTCTCGTCCCGGTCGTAAAGGACGTTATAAGCCCATCTCGCCACGTCTCGGCCCGTCTCGTCGTATTGGCCCGTCGGATCAGAGAGAACCAGCCACAGATACGGCCTCGATTCTTTCAGGGAATAGTAGAAGAACCGGTCCCGCCACCCCATCAACTGGAGGGCTATATCCCGCTCACATCCCCACCCGACATAGACGACGCCGACGGCCTCCGGGTCGAAGGCCAAAGCTTCGACGGTCAACTCCTCGCCGTATTCGGCCGTATCGATCACCGACGCCAGCCCGTGAAATGTCGGTAACGTCGGCTCTTCGGCTATGATCCGGGGATCCCGCCCTAGGGACCGAAGCCCCTTAAGAGCCGTCGCGTTTACCCATGCCTGGCTTTCGTCCTCCGGGATTGCCTTTCCATAGCAGAAGCCGATCTCGTCCGGGACCTCGGCGATATGTCGCGCCTCATCCGAATCTATCAGATATGCCATTTCGTCATCTCCTCAGCAAGACCGGACCACCGGCCCCGCATATCCGGCCTCCGAGAGGATGAAGGGGTTTGAAGGGAGATAGACCTCTCGGAGACTGTCGGAGCGGGCGAGGAGGAGGCGATCAACCTCCTCCTCGATCCTCTTTTGCCTATAGTAGCGGAGGAGGCACCGATCCACCGCGCGGGCCCGTCGCCTCCGCCTTCGGCGCATCCGGTTGTGGGTCATCGCCCGGCCTCCTCAGCCATCAACCACGCCCGGATCTCCTCCGGGGGCTCCGCCATCAACCCCATCGCCCACCGCGCCACCACCTCGGGATATGCCGCCAGAAGGCAGTTTAGGGCCGCCTCCACCTGGCAGGGGGATAGGCGAGGGCTCACGCCTCCGCCTCCTCAGGCAGACAGAAGCCCCTTCTATCGGGATTAATCGCCCTCGCCGCCAGCTCTTCGCGAAGCCTGGCATTTCTGGCGGCTATCCTCTCGGCCCTCGCCTCCAGCTCATCGGAGGAGAGGGGAGTCACGCCCGCGGGGAGGTGGGGGGCCCTATCCCGGAGGATGGCCGCCAGCTTCTTCTGGTGCTTGCACGGGCCGCCCCGGTATCGGTATGAGGGGCATGAACACTCATTCAACGTCGTCATCCAGTAGCCGCGGCCCTTGGAGTCCTTAAAAAAGCCCGTCGTCTCCGAGAATCCTAGGTCCTCACCGAAGACCACCGACGGCCCGATCTTATCCGGTTCCATCCCGGCCGCCGCGGCCAAAAATTCGATTCCTCGCCTGTGGTGGAGACCGTCGGGGAGTCCCGCCGCCTCCTTTGTTATTGTCTCGCTCATGTTAGTTCACCGATAACATACAGGATGGATAAGCATATAAAGTTATCCCTAGTCACTTTATGTGAGCGAACATAACATATTTATAGTCACAGCAACATAAAGGGACGATATGAAAGAATACACCACCATAACAAAGGTGTTCGGATCTGGAAAAGTGACTATCCCGAAAGCGATTAGGGACGCCATGAGACTCCGAGACGGTGACCTTGTGGAGATCACAATTAGAATCGTAGAAGAGGAACCAGAAACAAGACAGGGAAACTATGAAGCCCCCTGCCTTGCCTGATTTGACATTTTAGCGGTGAACTAACATGTCATCTAAATCTAGTCACTCCCAGGAATATGAAGATATCCCCGCGGCCGCGGCCGTAGCATCGCCTCAATACCTTCTCAGCCAGATCCTCGACCGCCTCGCCGCGGTGGAGGAGGAGAACCGCCAGATCAAGACCGCTCTCTCCGAGAAGGACGACGAGATCGCCGCCTTGAGAGAGGAGATCGCCCTAGAACGTGCCTATGACCGCCGGAGGATCGCAAGGCTCGAAGAACCGGCCCCGGCCCTCAGCCAGAAGACCGCCGGCGATCATCTGGATAAGCTCTTCTCGGAGATGAAACGGCTATCCATTCGCCAGGTCACGATGAGAGACGCCGCCCGCCTTTTGGGAGTCTCAAAACGCCAGATGAAAGACGTTAAGCCGTATCTAGCGGATAATTCCCGATTTGTGATCGTGAAAGATCCCCACCACAAGCAGAGGCATCTTATCAGATTAGTTTAGGACCTAAAACCGGGGAACTTCACCGGTTCCGGTTTCTCGGACAAATCGCTAGCGGCTGAAAATCTGAGCGTTGGACGTGATGATCGTTCAACAAAATATGATATGGTCCAGTCGGAGATATAGATATAGAAACAGTAGATAATATATAAGCAATCACGAAAAGAAGGATCTTGGTTATGATATCACCAAACCGGAACCGGTGAAGTTCCCCGGTTTATTCTCGTTCTACATCTTGAAAAAAGTGTTTTGCAGTTCTGGGATTCACACGCTATATTTCTCTAATATTTCTGCGGCTTTTTTATATACTTTATCATGATGGTCTACGTAAATGAACGTGATTGTATTTTCTTTGAAAATGTATACAATCACATACGGGTCTACATGTGAACCGCGAGCGAGCTTCAGACTGTGTTTTTTCGGTGCGCCGATCTGTGGATCAGATAATATTTGATCGATTTTCTTAAGAAGTCTTTCTTTTAGTGCCTTATCTCGTCTAGTTAATTTTTTAAATTGTTCGTCGAATTCAGCGGTACTTCCATATTCGTGCTTATCCGATGCTAATGGGCGGGGCATATTCACATAAGAGAGTTTATAAGCTGCGCAGGTGGTCCAGGAACTTCGCTTTATCGCCGAACATCTTCACCTGACCGGTCTTGTACTGTTCGATTCCGCGCCTTACGCCCTCCTCGAACTCCGCCACGCGCACCTCATTTTCATCCACACGCCCGACCTTAATAGGATGGACTTCAACACCTGCCATTTTGAAATACCCCGCGTTTAAATAGCGATCTTTGAGATATATAACTTGTTACAAGCCGCCAGCATCCGGTTAACATTTTCGGCAACGGTCGCCTAAAGATTCCATGATATCCTAATCAATCTCACCGAGCTTCAAGCGATTGAGAAGATAGGAGGGGGCACCGGGAATGATCCGCCCCGGTGCCCCCTCGCGGCCTATGCGGAGTCTCTGGACATGTCTGACGGAAGGCACGACCCCAGAGGAGGTGAGAAGAGGTCACGCCTTATGTAGCAACGCATAATAAGTTTTTGGTCGTTTGTACACGGCTCGGTGTCTTTCCTTAGTCTCAGATTGTTCGGCGAAAGATTTTTGATGCCGCGAAACGTCGAAGCGTGCGGAGGCGGCGACTTTGGGAAAACGATTTGAAATATTGATAAATAGAAGCCCTCAAAAAACGTTGAACAAGCTCAAAGACAAAGATGCAAAGGCCGCTAAAATAATATCTGATCACATAATTAAATTGGAAGACGACCCTTATACGCCGAGATCAGGAACGGATATTGATCACATCGAAGGCTCCAACCCCCCAGGGTATCGTCTTAGAATAGGCGCTCAGATCAGAGTTGAATATAATATAAATAGCTTCAATCAAACGGTCACGATAACGAGAATACATCTTACAAAACGTCGGAAAAGTGATTATAAAAGGTAAATCCGCGCGCATTGCAACACTTAAATATCAAGAAACCCCATTACATCTTGATGGTGTCAGATGAAATAGAGTACTTAGACAGTTTTGTAGCTGGGCTAAGTGATGAAGAAATCGATGGGATCAACACCGGTTGCAGAGACGACTCTGAGCCTATCCCATTCAGGGCGTTTGCAAGAGATATAGGCATCGAGCTTTAGCTCTTCTTCTCGATTTTCTCCTTCATGTCGAAGGTGTACCTCCTCGCCCTCGCCCCGCCCCTCCGAACGTTCTGAGCCTCCAGCCCCTCAGCCTTCAGCCACCGGCCCAAATGCTTAGGATGGCCCCCCACGACCTCGGCGACCTGGGAGACGCTCGGCTCTATCCCCTGGGAATGGAAGTCTTTGATCGCCTCTAGGGCTCTCCTGACGACTCCCTCATCTGTCTTAGGTAAGGCCCCCTTTCCGGCCGTCTTATGTAAGGGCGTGTCTTGTGTAAGGCCCGATGTCTTATGTAAGTCATCTGTCTTAGGTAAGGGTCTTACATAAGACTCTTCGCTGTCTTGTGTAAGGGCGTCTGTCTTATGTAAGTTGTCTTGTGTAAGGCTCGCCGGAAGGGTCTTCCCAATGTACTTTTTCCGGGTCTTCCCCCCCTCCCACCAGTAGGCGTACCAATAGGGGCCGTGGCCTTCGCCCTTCGCGCATTTCTTGCATCGCTCCTTCCCGCAAAAGGAGGGCTCTTGTTTGTACAGCATCCCCGTTGTGGGGTCCTTGACCGCGTCCATGGTTTGTCTTATGTAAGGAATGGTATATATAGATTCCTTACATAAGACAGCTTACATAAGACAGCTTACATAAGACAGCTTACATAAGACAGCTTACATAAGACAGCTTACATAAGACAGCTTACATAAGACAGCTTACATAAGACAGATCGGATGGGTGGGGGCGATGACCGTCTCGCCAAGAATAGGGGCCGTAAAACTTAAAATAACGGCTCGTTATAAAATAGCCCGAAAGCCTGATATCCCATCCGCCAAAATGGCAATCTGGATTTTATCCCGCGTGGCTGGTTCGGGCCGGATGCACTCCGGCCCCGTGTCCCTTTCATTCGATCAGATCCTCCTCGAATTCGGCGAGATCTTCTGGAAGGTCGAGGCCGGCCATGAGAAGCCACCGAGCCGCCTCCGCCGCCGCCAGGACCTCGACCGAATCATGGGGCTCTCCTATGCCCCTCGGCCTCACGCTGTAATAGCGATCCTTCGCGCTCAGGTGAAGGGTCTCACCGCCGGAGCCCTCCCAACTATCCTTAGCCCGATCGGTATCGAGGATTTTTCCATCTTTCAGATATCTAGTCATGATGCTTACCGCCGTTTAGCGCCCTTCTTTCGGTTCGTCCTCCGAGAGACCACCCGGAGGTTCCGCCGGCTATTCGAGCCGCCTTTCGAGAGAGGGACCTTATGATCTACCTCTCGGCCGTCCCCCTTCCGGACTCGGCCCTCCTTCTCCATCATGCGCCGCGCCTTGTTGCGAGCGTCCCGCCGCTTGATTTGTTCGGGTTTGCCGTGGTACTCTCGATATTCCTTCTTATAGTCCCGCTTCCGTTTCGTTGACTTAGATTTTGCCTTCCGCTTCATGATCATCGGATCCCTCCCTCGACAGTATCAAACGGCATCGACAGTTGACGCACTCAAAAGCCGGGCCGTCCCCTGGGAACATGACAGGAACCCCTCCCGTAGCTGGGAACGGTTCGTTAATCCGGACCTTCGACCCGTCCCGCGCCCGGTGGTGCTTTCGGCTCCGTTCGTCGCCAGCACAGACCCAAGTTTTGTGAGTGTAGCCTTTCTCGATGCCCCGCTCCAGAGCCGAGCCGTTCCGAGCCTTCGTCCTCTCGGTCCGGACTATCCTCTTGACCCTCGACGGAGCACAGATTGCCGACTCCCTCAGCATCTTCTCGGCCTGATCCTCGCCAACCCAATGGGTATACATGAACCTTTTGAGGAAGTTAAGATCCGTCGCCGTCATGTCCTTCACGAGCCGATCGCTTAAGCCGTGAGCTATGAAATATTGTTTGGCCCGTTCGTGAGGTAGCTCTTCGACCACAAGAGGCCAGAACTTAGCGTTTTTCCTCGCCAGCTCTCGCCGTAACGGTTGCCAAAAGCCGTAAGTGACGTAAGCCGTGCCCGTCGGAGACGTCCCGGCGAGGGCCTTCGCCTCCTCAAGGCTCCGCAGATCGAAGTAACCGACAGCCACCAAAAAACGCATGTAGAGCGGGATCGCCTCTCGGAGGATCCCGACCCCCTCCTCTATCACGACGACCACCCAAAAAATCGAGAGAGGGCGAGCCTCTACTCCTCGCCCTCGTCGGCCGGAAGCTCGCCCTGGAAAATCATGATCTCGAGCTCCCCCGCGGTCGTCCCGGCGGCGACGGCCCGGAGCTCCGCCCCCTTCGGCACGTACTGGTTTACCACGCTCCTGAGCGGGTTCGTCAGGTACAGGCCCGGCGAAGGAAGCTCACGCCACTCGCCGGCGAGCTTCATCTCGAAGCCGAGCTCCCCATCGAAATCGATGGTCGCCGCCACCACAATCGACACCGGGACCGCCGACGAGACCGAGACGAACCCCTCCGTCTCGGTGGTCTCGTCGTCGAGGACGGCCTCGATCGGCGTCGGGGATATGGGCTCCGTGGCGTCCCGGATCGAGGAGATCGCCTCCTCGGCCCAAACCAAACGGCGCGTGATCTCAGATTGCCAGCTCTTCGGGAGGGCCATCTATCCCCGCCCCCCCTCAGAGGCCGTAAGCCTCGATCGTCCCGTCGATCGTCGAGCCGGCGATGTCGACATGGACTGTCCCGTCAGGCTGGACGAACCTCGCCGTCTCCAAGGGCCCGAGGACGACCTCGGCCGCTCCCCCGGCGCACGTATAGACGAGATCGCCGAGAGCCCGGCGGAAGGCAGGCTCGCCGGCCCCCGCCTTGACGGTGACCGTATCTCCGGCCGTCGCCGCCGATAGGTGGAAGGCGAGGATCACCCGCTTGAACCCGGACACGTCGACGACATGGTCGTTTGCCGTGTCGATGGCGTCGGCGGTCTCGGCGACCGCGAAGCCGCCCTTCATATCGTTTACGAGAATTTCGGATCTGGTCATTTTCTATCAGTCCCCCGAAGCTACGGCGCAGTTCAGGACGACGAGAGCGGAAGGATCCACGACCTTCGCGCCGTAGACGTGCAGACCCCGGAGAGCGTCAGCGAAGAACTTCTCCGGCCGGTACGCCTCGACGTCGTTCACGCTATCGGCAAAGGTGCAGGCTCTCGCCGTCCCGGCGATGATCTGAGAGGTTCCCGTGTCGACGGGAACGTTGTTGGACTCCAGGATGTCGAAGCCGTACAGCCTCGCCACCTGCCCGTTCTTCATGGCCGGCTCGACCCCGGACCATCCGACGTTCCTCGTCACGAGCCCCTCCTTGAGGAGGATCCCCGTAAGCCAGGGAGGAACCACCAGAAACCGGCCCTCGCCGGGGACGTTGGCCTCGTCGAGCTTGGTCTTGAGGTCGATTATGGCGTCGTTGGCGAGGACCTCGGAGAGGTCGAACTCGATCGGCGAGGCGACCGTCCCGACGCGGGCCCCGGCCCCCGCCACCATGACGCCGGCGACGTACTGGTCGGCGACGTCCCCGAGACGATAGGCCGCGTCCCTGGTGGCGCTCTCCATTAGAGACACTTGCATCTGTGCCTTGTCTATGTCCTCGACCCTGAAGTTGAAAAATTTGGCCTGAGTGATCTCAAGCGTGGCGCTGGCGTCGTCGAGCTCTTCGGGGTCGCCGATCCCGGTGACCTTGTTGTAGTTGTCGATCGTTATCGGGCCGTGGGCGACGATCCGCACCGTGTCGCCTTTGCCCCGGATGTCGCCTTCGTAGTCGCGGTTGATGACGCCCGTCTGAGCGTACACCAGCGACTTTTGCAAGCTCTGGAAGATCTGAGCCGCCCATACTTCGGCGATGAAGTTGTTTACAGCCATGTTTCGTTACCCCCACTTTATGAAGTATTCAGACTCCCGTCCTTAAGCTGAGCCTTGATCTGATCCATATTCTTGATGATCTCTTCAGGGCTCATCTTCTTGATGTCGGCGCGCGTCAGGGGCCGTTTTGCCCCTTTGGGCGGGTTCGTCCCCGCCCCCACCTTCGGGCCCGGTCCGAGGCTCTTCTTCAGCTTCTCGGCGTCCCGTAGGAGGCTCTCGTCGTCGGAGCCCTTGAGCCGCGTCGCCATCGAGGCGGGGAGCCCCGCCTTCCTAGCCGCCCGGATCTTGGCCCTCAGAGCTCCCCGTCGGCCCTCGGAGCCGTCGGCGTCGCCGGCCCGCTTCTTTTTCCCCCGCCTCCCCGTGTCGTCGTCGGAGGTGGAGGCCGCCGCCTTCTTCAGCTTCGCTAGTTCCGCCTTCATCGCGGCGTGCTCGTCTCTAAGCTGGTCGTAGTCGGCAAACTTCGCCTTCTGACGGTCCAGCCTCTTTTGCACAAGTTTGTTAACGTCTTGTGCGCTAAACTTCTTATCCCCTGGTGCCATAGTGGCTACACCTACCGGATTTTACGCTTCCGTAAGCTATGTCAGATTGATGACTGTTAAAGGAAATGGAGCGCATCTTCTGCCTTCTCCTTTTTGATCTCGCCGAGCTCCCATTGGAGGTCCTCATCGGAGGCGTCGGGATCGAGTCGCGCTAGAGCCGAGTACGTCGAGGTGAGGCCCGTAGTCTTCCGAGCCCCCTCGACCTGAGCCGCCTCGACGGGATCGGCTGGGAGACCGCTCCGCCACTCGATCGAGAGGTTTTCGAGGAGCTCGCCGCCCGGCCATCTGGAGGCGACCTCCAGCTCGGCGACGAGCCGGAGGGCCTGGAGGATCGGCCGGCGCGCCCTCTTCCTGATCCGGTCGACCTTCGCCAGCGTCGGGATGGCGAGCCTCTTCAAAGCAGACCCCGACTCGGCGAGGCCGTTCTTTGTGTCCCCCAGGAGAGCCGGCGAGATCTCGGCGATCGCCATCAGCTCGGACTTAATCTCCTCGATTTGGCCGAAATTCGAGGCTAGGCTCGCATCCCACGTCAGGTAGGCGGGGATCGGCTCGCCCTCCCCCACCGGGAAATAGACGCCCCCTCCGAGCGTCACCGTGGCGGCCGGGTTCGGGACGCGCCGGCCCTCCGACCAGATGACGTTGGGGATGACCTCCCCCGTATCGGGATCTATCCCGACGATCGACTCAGGACCCGCCATGTTCGGATCCGAGAACTTTTCGAGCGTCGAGCTCACGTGCGAGAGCCGGAGCTCGAGTTCTCGGACCATCGACTCGATCCCCCGGAAGTCGTCGAGCCCGAACACCCCATCCGAGCGGAGGAGGCCGGCGAGCGGGACGATCAGGAAGTCGGAGACGCCCG